AGGTAGAGTAAGATAATCTGTAAGCACTCTTTTACTCATAGTTTCAAAAAGATTTTCCATACTTTTAAATATTTCATCTACTTTCTGCGTATCTACATCATCTACCTTTTCAAACTCTTTACGCTCGGCATTGATTAAGATATTAATACAGGGTCTTAAAACCTCTTTTAAACGCCCTTTGTAGTATTTACTATGTTTTAGTATTTCGTTACAATGTAATGCGTATTGGTTTGCTAAAATGCTTTTTGCTAATGCAGTATTGAAAATTATTTCTGCATATTCTTTTTGTGTTACTTCTTTAGTTTCCATTTTTTTATATTTTTTTTCCGCAAGTTTTACAATGTTCAATTTCAAATTTTAACATAAAATGTTCCCTTTCTAATTCATGATATTTTTTAAGTGAGAAAAAATATCTGCAAGCTAATTTAAAATCAAATTCAGGATTTACATTTTGTATTCTTTGCATTTTATTTTCAATGCTTTTTAATTTTTGTTTAGGAGTCATGTTCTTGTAACCATAATTTAATAACATTAATACTCTTTTCTAAATCTGTTTTAAATTCGCCTTTCTTTTCGGCTCTTTCTAATCTTTTAACTATGTCAAAAAGATAAGGATTCCAATTTCTTTCTGTTGCTACTTTGTAAAGCGTTCCCTTGCTATTATCGTAGTGTTTAGGTGTTTCTAAAGTTTCGTCTAAATATGTCATTATTCGTATGATTTAATAAATTGGTCTAATGCGTTTTTTTCGTTTGGATTTAACTCGTTTAAAAGTTTTCCGTTGACAGTCCAGCGACCATCTATAACTTCAATTGTTAGTTTCATATTTCTCTTATTTCTCTTATTTTTACTAATCTAAATGCTTCTCTGAATGCCTTATATGCTTCATCAAAATTATAAGCTACTATTTCAACTTCTCTGTCGATGCACTCATCTCCTGTTTCCTTCCAGAAATATACTCTAAATTTTTTCATATTAATTGTTGTTAAAAAGTTCGTCTAATATTGTAATAAAATCTTTGTCATACTTGGTTAAATCTTCAACTAAATGATGTGCATCAGACACGTTTAAATTAGTCCAACCATAGGTATTTTTAAGGTTTGAAATAATACTACCATATAACGTAGGAAATTTTATTTGGTTTGTTAATAAAATAAATTGATTTTTTTCTGATAATCGTTCCCAAAGTGTTTTCATAATTATTGTTTTTTAAAGATTAATATTCCACATATAAGTAATGCTCCTGACATTACTAAAAAATTATCGGTACTCATTCCGATAGTTGCAACTGATAAAAAGATTATTGTTTTCATATTCTAAATTTTGTTAATTTTTTTTTGCTTAAATAGTCTAAATTTTTTTCTCTCATTTCTAAAATGATTTCTTTTATAAGTTCAGAACCATAACCTAAATCTATACAATTTCCAATTGTTTGATTTTCGTAAAAGCTAATTTCAATGTTTAAGTAATTCATAATTTCTATTTGTTTGTTTTTGATATTGCAAATGTATTACGAAAATAATTTATAAAAAATTTTTTTATTAAAAAAGTTATTTATATATTTGCAGAAATCAAAACTTAATTATGAAAATAACAACAGAAACAAAAGAGCAATTGTACATCACCGAGTTTAAGAATTCCGATGTATCATTAGAACAATTATTTGACGCTTTTAAATCGCACCTTGTGGCATTAACTTGGCATCCTATTACGATTGAACAATATATAATAGAATGGTCAAATGAATTAAAAGAAAATAACAATGAAGATAATTGAATTTTTTAAACAACTATTTTGTAGGCACCGATGGACTTACAACTATAAAAAGAAATATTACAGATGCAAAAATTGTCACACTAAATTAAATAAGATATGAAAATAGTGATTTATAATTTAACAAAAAAGTCAAGTAAACAATAAAAAAAACTTGACATTTAAAAAGAAATAAGATATGGCAATAATACTTTCAGCTATAATAATAGCACTACCATTAGGATTAATCGCTTCAGAATTAAAAAGGTATAATGATTGGAAAAAATAAATAAGATATGAACATATTAGAAAAACTGATTTCAGAAAATGCGAAAAATAAAAATCAATTCGCAAAACTTGTAGGTGAAACACCTCAAACAATTAACGCACAAGTAAAGTCAAAAAATCCATTATTACCAGCGTATAATTACGCAAAGATTTTAGGTAAAAAAGAATTGAAAGGAAATGCTAACGGAGTAGAAATCCATTTGATATTTGGGTAACGTTCTGCAACTTGTGTTAGTTGCGTAATTAAAAAACACACTCGACAAATATTAATTAACATTAAATTAAAAACTTATGAATACAAATAAAACACAGACCGAGCAATTGACACAAGATGCTGTTATATGCTGTGGTAATTTAGAGAAAATGAATATAAATTGGATGGTTTTAGAAGACGGAACTAAAATAATGCCTTTTATTTATGGCAAAGAAGATATTATGTATAGAATTAATAATTGCCCTTCTTGTGGTGCTTATGTTCGAGATTGTATTATCAAAACATAGCATATAATAGTCTGATTGGCTATGGTTTTAATCTCGCCAATCATTTGTTATAAATTAAAAAAATAAATAAATTATGATAACACCCAAAGAAAAAGCAAAAGAGTTGGTAAATAATTTCAGTAGAACACACGTACTTGGAATTTTAAACACAAAAGGAAAATTAGTAACACCTTATTCAAGTGGTTATGCATCTGTTGAAGTTCGTAATATTAGAGCTAAAAATTCAGCATTAATAGCAGTTGATTTAATAATATATCATACCGAAGAAGATAGTAGTAATATACCTTTATACGAATATTATTCAGAAGTTAAACAAGAAATAGAAAAGTTATGAATACAATTACAATAATACTTTTTGTGTTGGTTTTAATACCTTCAATTTTTTTATTATGGTTTATTATTATTAAAGAAATAATAAATATTAAAAAAGAAAAGTTAAGAGAAAAATTAAAAGAAGCTGCATTAAAATCAGATGAAGCCTTATTAGATTATGTTTATAATCATTTTAAATTATAAAGCAATAATTTAATTAAAAAACCACCTATAACAAGGTGGTTTTATTTTTTATCCAATTCAAAACAAAGAGCAGTACAAATAGTATTCCTATAAGCCATATAAAACGATTTGCGACAATTTTAATAGTTTCTGAATAGTCAACCTCTTTAGATTTTTTTTCTTCTTTAAAATCGATGTTTTGCTTTTCCTTAATTACTTCTTTAGAATTGTTATAAATAACTCGAGTGTTATAAATTGTGTCCTTTCCTAAAAGTATAGGTTTGTCTAAATTTACAGGCTCTAAAGTAAAGCTATTACTAAATTTTGTTATATCGGTTTCAGTTGTTGTATTTTCCTCGATAACTAAACTTGACTTTTTTACGCTTCCGCAAGAAACGAAAAGTAAAACTAAACAACCTAAAATTAATTTTGCTAAAGTACTTTTAGATTTATCGCCTAAAAAAAATTCACATTCCCCATCTTTATAAGGTACTTCTGTAAAATAATATTCCCAATCTCCACCTATCGCATTGTACCTTTTGCAATTGTCTTTTAAAGGGCAAAGAAACCCCGAACATTTTGTATCACTCATAACTCGTCTTTTATATTTTGATAATCATAACCAGCACTAATTAATAAGTTAGTTATAATTTCAATTATTTCCTCTGTTGTTAAGTCGTCATACTCACACTCAAATGTGTGCTTTTTTTTGTGTGCTTCGATTTGTATTTTCATAAAAAGTTATTTGTTTTAAATTTTAAATAGTTCATATAAGCAGAATTTCCTATTTCGTTAGTACTATCGCAATCATCACATTGCATAAGTCTTTTAATAGTACCTAAAGCTGTTACATTATTTTTAAGCAAAGTTACATTTTCTGAACCACAACAACTACAACTATATTTTAAGTTCCAACCTAATACGCCAGCGTGTGTATTTGGTTTAATGTAGTTTTGCATTGTTAAAAATACATCTTCTAAAACTATAATGTCCCCTTCGCAATAAACAACCATTTCTTTCATTGCCTCTTTAGAACCTTTTAAAACGTCTTTCCACATATCAAAACCTCTATGCTGAACCTTTGCCCCTACGCCTAAAAATTGTGCTATGTAATCGAGTTTATTTGAGTTAAAATTAAATCCGTTTTTAGCTTTCTTTAAAGTATCTAAAGTTTTGTATTGTGGGAACATTGGCACTCTATGAAATATACAACGTGTGCGAATCCATTTAATGTCGAATCTGTCACCATTGTGAGCAATCAATTCGTCAGCAGTATTAGCAACGTTTACAAAATCGATTAACATTTGCTTATCGCATTGGTTTGAATCCCACGTTAAACTATGTATTTTATCTTCGATTTCCCACTTGTACGAAATACAAATTATCTTTCTTTCTTCGATTATATCGTGAGGTTGTAAAGATAAATTGTAACCTATACGCCACGCATAACATATATTTGGACTTGTTTCAATATCAAAAAATAATCTTCTAATTTGATGTTGTGGCTCTCGAAGTTTTAGTAGTTCAACTTCTTGCTCTTTTGAAAGTCTGTATCTATTTCTTAAATTAAATTCAAGACCTAATTTTCTGACTTCCGCATTGTTTAATCGGTATCTTCTGTTTTTGTTTGGGTGCATAATATTTTTTTATTTTGTCCCAAATATAACACATTTTTGGGACGAATATTTTTACCAACGTGCTTTTCTTCCTCTATGGTCATAATGAACCCAACTTGGATAAACACCTATTCCGCCTTCTTTCATTTTACCACTTTCAATAAGTCCTTCAATTACTAAAGCCACTTCTTTAGGTGTCATTCCTA